TTGCGCCATGTGAGCACGATGGAACGGCATCTGGAACCCATTGAGAATCCTCTGATGATCCAAATGATGGTGTGCCAGATTGCTCAGCTTCTGCGGCTGTTTTGTAACTGGGCACATCGCCGTGCTTGGTTGTCCAATAGTCATAATCAGCTGCCGGCGTTTCACTTTTTACCAATGACATGACTTCTTTGGTGGCCTTTTCTGTGTTGCCCATAACCAAAGCCATCACGCGCATTAAAGCTGATGTGCAACTATCCTCAATCATCCAGCGTTTCATTTTGTCCGGATAAGCTGCAAGATAGCCGTATGCATAATCAATGCCGGCTGGCTCTGTTTCATCCTGATTGCGCCATGCTTTCGCTTGCACTAGCACATAGCCTTTTTCTGCATTGAATTCAATGATGTGAGCTTCTAATCGGCCTTGAGGATATGTTGCGATCCATCGATCTGTGCGCTCTTTGTTGCCTTCGTAACCATCCATGAAAGCGGCCATCATTTGACCTTCCGATCAGCTGAGACGGCATGGCGTGCTACGGCCCGGCCTCTTGTATAGCCTTGTCGCTCACCTTCTCTAAATCCGACCGAATAAGACATGACAGCCCACAAGGCTCCACCGATCAAACACATGATCACAATTGATGCTTCGTTCATTTTGTTGCTCCCGATTCTGGAAGCCGCGTATCAGCTCCCGAAATAGAGAGTGACAGGCAAAACCGACAAATTCAACAATCACGCTCAAATCATGGCGTGTCGTTACCGGATAAACGCCTCTCAATGGTTTTTTCGTATTCTGATTTGTGCTTGTCTTTGAGGCCGTTTGATGCTAAAACCCCACCCAATGAGCCGGTGAGGAAAATTGCCAAAGTTTTGAGCAGATCGATGAACGCGGCATCATTGGGAGCTTGTGCCCCAATTGGCTGTGTTACAAAAATCAAGGCGTATGTGATGCCTAATGTGACAATAAGAAACACAATGGCCAGCACCGAGCCAATGAGAAACATTAAGCGAGCTTTAATATCCTCTTGACTTAATCGCTCTTTACTCTTGGAAGGCATCGCCTATCAAATCCTCTGTACAGGTGCCAGTTACCTTGCATTGAGGTTTTTGGCAATCTTGGTTTTCCCAATTTTCGTGCTCTTGACATGGGTATCTGACCCAACCATCATAACCACACCCGGCAAGGCTTAGCGAAAGGATCAAAGCTAAACCTGCCGCGCGTAGTCTCGGGATCATTTCCCCGTTGATCCGAAAGCTTGATCAGCTGGATTTAGCCAACGCAAAACAACCGGCACGATGGCTGCCACGCCACCCATTGCCATTGCTTTGATGTCTCCACCGGCCATGTACACGGCCAAAGCTGCGGCAATGTATGACCGCGCCCATGATGCTGCAATTGCTTTTGCTTGCTCCATTATTTTTCTCCTTTTGGTCGATCCGGTAAATCACCGGAAAATGGCTCATAAGCTGGTCGGCCGTAACCGACAACAAATGAGCGTGCTCCCAAAGCTCTTGATTTGACCATGACTTCTCCACCATTGCGCTGATCTCCACGGCCTGATGTGTTGCCTTCGATAGTCACAATTTGTTTTTCTGAACAGCGAATTACCAATCCAATGTGATTGATGATTGTTTTGTCATCATCGATAAAATCAAAGAAAACAAAATCACCAATCTTTGGTGTTGTGTGCCATTGCTTGGTTTTTTTAAATGCCTCAGCTCCGGCTCTAGTGCTGACAACATTTGGCACCTTGACCCCGGCTTGATCTGCACACCAATTCAAAAATGACCCACACCACGGCAGCTTGTCGGCCTTCATGTGCTTGCCATACTTTGTCTCATTGTTGCCGGTTTCAGCCGTGCCCACCTCAGCGAGCGCAACCTGAATCAAACGCGGCAATGTGCCTTGTGGAAATGTCACGACAGCAAAAGCCTTGCTTCATCGGCTGTAATGCCTAAGCGATCTAAGACGGCTTTCTTTTGAGTTTCAGCCGCATCAGCTGCATTTTGATCGTTCAGCTTTACTTGCTCAATTGCGGCATCAATTTCAGCTTTTGTTGGTGCTGTGCCTTCCATTGCATACCACTCAATGGTTTGATAATCATTGTTTGTAATAACAAATTCGCTGTTTGGCTTAAGCAATCTAATTGCATCAACCAAAAGTTGTGATTGTGTTTTCATCATGCACCTATTTCCAAAAGCATCATGGTTGATGTTGCTGTATTTTTTTGCGCTGTGATTGTAACTGTTGGCCCACCAGGCTGTTGTGAACACGCAAATTGTGTTTTGTAGGTTGTCGCACTTGTGGTTGCTGGCGAGTCTAAATAATTGACCGGCACAACACCATCGAGCTCAATGTAAGTTGTTCCAGACGCATAAACCTCAACACCAAACATTTGCTCATTAGTAGAACCGCCGATTGTTAATACTGTCGTGGCTCCGCGCACCAATCTCAATCTGGAATATTGTCCGCCGGAGGATCGATCCACGGCCAAATTCTGTGTTGCTAGCACCATCACTTTTGATGTTGCTGAACTTGGCGTAATGCTAAGGCTCAATGTTGTGTCAGCGTAAGTTGTGGTCGTGCTTGTTGTCTGGGTAGTTGTTGAACCATAGACCACTTGCAAAACCTTGCCGGGAGCATCTGCCCAAATGAAATCCATGTCGGTGCCTGAATTCTTTTTTAAGAATTGACCCGTTGTGCCGCCTTTGAGATCCATCAATGCGGTATCAACCGCCTGACCAAATACCTCAAAATCTGCTGGCAAATCCGTGACCAAATCTGTGGCCGTAGGCATTTGCCAATTAAAATTGCTCGTTGGATTGCTCATGTTTTCTCCTTACGCCACAATTGTGGCACTTATCCAATCCAATGTCGGATTGATTGTGTTCCATTGTTCTGTTATCGGCACATCGTTCCATCGCATGGCTTGCAATGAGAAAGCAATTGGCGAAACAATCATTGTAACGCTGACCTGATTGTATCTGGCCGAAAATGTCCAGCCTTCAACAAAACCCAAAAAGTCTCCGGAATTCATGTTGAGCGGCAGATTGGCAATATTGACCGGCATACCCATGAAAACACCAATCAAAGAATCACGATCTTGATCATCGATTTCTGGATTTGTCAGCTCAAATGTGATGTTTTTAAAATTATATTGTGGATATGCTCGTAAAGATAAATAGAACGCGGCTTGATCCTCGGCATCGCTGCTATTGTGCAATGTCGTGGAAATGATTTGAGCCAATTGCCCGTATGCATTGATTGAAACTGTATCTTCGGCTTCTTCTTGAGCTGATGATGTTGCGCCATATTTCAAAACAATTCTGTTTCGTATATCTCCGGCGCGTTGCTGAATACTCAATCCAGATGCATCCGCATGATTTGCCGTGAGATCGACATATCCGTTGAGATTAAGATAACTTGATCGATGTGTGCTGTCGGCATAGCTAATTTGACCCAATGAATCCTCGTAAATATAGCCCAATCCGGATGTGGCCAAAGCTGCGACAAGAGAATAAACATCGGTCGTGTCAGCTGATCGCGCCGCCAATTCGTAATTGCCCGGGCGATCTATCGTGCCTAATCCAGAATTTTCGGCATTTTGCCATTGAACTGTCGGATCATAGGTAACCCACTCAAGAGCTTGTGGCACCTCTTGCCATGAGTCGAATAACACCTCTTTCAAGACTTCGTAGATTTGATCGCCATCAAACTCTTTTGATAAAACACCTTCGGTCAAAGCTTTTGGCAACCGAGCCAAAGCACCAAGCGCGATTATCTTAATTTTTTGTGAATAATTAACCGAGCCAATTTCAGCAACCGAAATCTCAACATCAACTACTGAACCGCCAAAAATCGGCACAAATGTAGCTGTTGAATCTTGCAATTCAATGCTCAGCGAATCATTGATCCCAATTGGCACATTTGATTGGTCAAGATTAATAATTTCAAGATTTGTATATCCGGCTTGTGCCTGTTCGTAGATATTGGTACGGCCGCTTGTTATCGTAAGATTGGCCAAAATGGCGGTTTGGTATTGCACACCGCCAATAGTCACGCGCCAAACAGGATTAAAAATGGTCATTAGATTGCAACCAAAGCTCCAGCACCGCCTGTGCCGCGATAGTAGGAATCGTTGAGTGTGTCCACAATTGTGCGAGCTGTGCCTTCCGGATCAATTGCTCCAGTTACATTGACATTGATCGTCGTGCCTGAAGCGGATTCTCCTGCGCGGGCTGAACCAGCATTGAATGAACCAGCGACCCCACCCGATGTCAATGCGCTTGCAGCTTTTGCAGCTGCGGCAACCGCGCTTGTCGTGCCACCTGTTGAACCTCCAGTAATACTTGAACCGCTAATAGTTGGCGGCACAAATCCAGCCGGTGGAGCAAAACCGGTTGCAAATGGTATCGATCCCGTAAATGCTGCATCGGCTGATGCATCAGAATCATCAAAAATCTTTGTGGCTC